ATTTTTATTATTTAAAATATCATTATACATGATATTATCAGTAAATAATACATTCCCCCCTTCATTTTCTTTTAAATGTAAATGAGGAGTACTTGTTAAAACAATATTTAATCTATTTTTTAAAGGTCTGTGCTCTTTTGGTATAGAAAAAAATGTATTTTTACCCATAATAACAATATTATTTTTAGTTTTATTCATAAAAAATAACATGTCTGTTTTAGATTTCCATGGTATAATACCATTTTTTGATAATCCATTTTGCGAGTCGATTGCATAAATAGATTCCATAAATTAACTTATAAATATTACTCGGTATTATCTGGTTTGCAAGTATAATACTTGTCATCTTCTTTATAAATAGTTCCCCATGCATATAATTCATCAGAATCAATAATTTCAATATCTTCTAAATAAATACCAGTTTCTAAAAGAACCGTTTCATAAAGAGTATCAAAATATTTTTCTATTTCTGGAGTATATTCATCTTTATGAAAAATATTTTGAAATATAAAATCAACTGCATAATTATCTTTTCCTTCTTTACCTACATCTGATTCTTGATTAATTTCAACATTTACTAATTTTAATTCTAAAATTTTTTCAGATGCTAATGATTTTGGATCAAATTCTTTTACAGATGATAGTTTTAATTTAATTTCTTCTTTAGATTCTATTTCCATGATAACTTTATTATAACAATAAATAATTATTTCTTAAAATATATTAATTAATCAATTTTTATTCTTCTAACAATTCCTTCTGTTTCTCAAATGATCCACCAGTCTCTAAAATAATATCTATTCCCATTCTACTCCCCCATTTATATACATATTTTAATCCCTCTAATCCAATATATCCTTCTCCAATTTTTTCATGCCGATCTACATGACTCTCTAATTCTTTTCGACTATCATTTAGATGAATAAGTTTTATGTACTTTATACCAATTAACTTATCAAATTTTTCTAAATAATAATCAAATCCTTTTGAAGATCTAATATCATATCCTGATACAAAAATATGACATGTATCAATACAAATTTTTAAATTTTGTTTTTCTATTTCACTAAATTGATTGTATATGCTAGCAAATTCTTCAATAGTATATCCTAATTCACTACCCTGTCCACACGATGTTTCTAAATAAAGAATAACATCTTTTGGCATATTTATTAAAACATATTTTAGTGATTCGACCATATTAGAAATAGCAACTACTTTATCTAAATGTAAATATTTACCAAAATGAATAACACTTCCTTTTGCACCTAGTTTTGATGATAAATTTAATTCTGTTAAGATAGTTTTAATCCACCAAACATTATAATCTTTTAATTCTCTTGCAAAATTTAAAATATAAGGTGCATGTATTATCATACTAATTTTAAATTCCTTAAGATGTTTTTTCATTTTTATAATATCATCATTTGATAATTTTATAGTTTTTTTTCCAATTGGATCAGTAATAAAACATTGAATCAAAGTTCCTCCGGCTTTATTCATAATAATAATATCATCATAAAAATCTCCAGATATATGAGAACCAAACATTTATAATGTATATTATAATATAAATATATTAATGTATATAAAAATTGATTAATATATGTTTTTATATATTAAATATTATTATTATAATGTTTTTAATAGACAAATATCGTATTACTGATAATTATAATATTTTATATCATAATGAAATTTATGATAAAATATTTGAAAAAAAAGATTATATGCATTTATTAAATCAAGATCCAAAGAATATTTTAAAATTAAGAGATATTATTTATGGAGATTATAATAATTTTCCTAATATTTTTATTCACGGTCCTTCTGGATCTGGAAAGAAAACTCTTATTAATTTAATTCTTAAGGACATGTTTGGTGAGGACATTTATAATATTAAAAAGAAAGAATATTCAATTATGTTATTTGGTAATAAAAAAGAAATAGTCCAATTAGATCAATCAGATTATCATTTAATAATTAATCCAACTAATTCTGCATTTGATCGTTATCTAATTCAAGATATTGTTAAATCATATTGTTCTCAATTTACATTAGACATGGTTAAAAATAAAAACAAATTTAAGGTTGTTGTTATTAATAATATTGATAAGCTATCATATTATGCTCAAACATCACTAAGATGTTCAATGGAACGATATATTCATAATTGTAAATTTATCTTATGTGGATATAATATGAGTAAAATTATTGATCCATTAAAAGGTAGATGTTTATCAATTAGATTACCTAAACCATCTGATAGTGATATATATAGATTATTATTAAATATATCTGTGAGAGAAAATCGAATTCTTCCTAATCAAGAATATCAAGATATTATATTAAAAGCAAAGCGAGATCCTAAATATGCAATTTGGTTATTAGAAGATAAATATTTGGGATTAAATTTGGAATTAGTATTTTGGCAAAATAATATAAAGAAAGTTGTAGACATAATAGCGAATATTATAGATACAAAAAATGTTAAGATTGAGGAATTAATGAGTATTCGAAATCTAATATATGAAGTATATATTACGAATATTGATGAGAATAGTATAATGATTGAATTATTTTTAGAATTAAATAAAAAAATAAAAACGAATGAAAATGCTATTTTGATAACAAAATTATTTAGAAAATATGATTATAGAAATATAATTGGAAAAAGATTGATGATACAATTGGAGGCCTTAATCTTTAATTTGATTAAGGAATTAATTTAATTTATTAGTTAACAGTTTTTTTATTAATTATATAAATGAATAAATTTATATAATTATAATATTTGTTAAATGTGTGGCATTTGGTTTTATCTTAATAGATCACAAAATATTTTAACTCTTGAAATTTTAAAAGAATATATCGCTAGTTTTAATAAAATTAAAAATAGGGGACCAGATTTTTCGATTACAAAACAGATTATTTACAATGATTCTATTCAAGCAATTGCTGGTTTTCATCGATTAGCAATTATGGATTTATCTACAAATGGTAATCAACCATTTGTTTTTGAATCAGACGAAGAAGAAATTATTGTTATTTGTAATGGAGAAATATATAATTATTTAGAATTAATTAAAGAACATCAACTAGTACCATCATCACAATCGGATTGTGAAGTTATTCTGCTTATGTATAAAAAATATAGGGATATTGAAAAAATAGTTAATAGTCTTAATGGAGAGTTTTCATTTGTAATTTATCATCGAGAATTAAAAACTAATAAAATAAATATGTTTGCTGCAACAGATCCTATATCAGTTCGACCATTATTTATTGGATATAAAAAATCAGATATATTTTTTTGTTCAGAAATGAAAGGTTTAGAATGTTGTGATACTGTAGAAAGATTTAAACCGGGACATATTTATACGCTATCATTTCAAAATGAATCAACAAATTATATTAGTAAATATTATCCGTATTATTTATTTAATTATAATAATAGTACAAAAATAGATTCAGAATTATCAAAAATTCATAAAGAGATTGTTAATAGATTATCAAATGCAGTTAAAAAGAGAATTCAATCTGATCGTCCACTTGGATGCCTATTATCTGGAGGATTAGACAGTTCATTAGTTGCTTGTTTATTAGCAAAACACATGAAAACAATTGATGATACAAAATTAATTAATTTTTTTAGTATTGGTAATTCAGATGCACCAGATGTAGTAAATGCAATTATTGTATTTAATCATATTAAAGAAAATTTAAATCCAAATGTAAAACATCATGTATTTGATATTAGTTTTGATGAAGCATTAAGTGTAATACCGGATGTTATTAAAACGATTGAAACATATGATATTACTACTATTAGGGCATCTACATGGCAATATTTATTAGCCAAAAAAATATCTGAAACAACAGATATTAAAGTAATATTGAATGGAGATGGTGCAGATGAAATTGAAATGGGATATCAATATTTTAAAAATGCACCTTCACCAGAAGAAGCACAAAAAGAAACTGAAAAGTTACTAAAAGATATTCATTTATACGATTGTTTACGAGTTGATCGAGCTATATCTCATCATGGATTAGAAGCAAGAGTACCATTTTTAGATATTGAATTCTTTGATTACTATATGAGAATACCAGCGGAATTAAAAGTTCCGATTGATGGAATGGAAAAATATTTGATAAGAAAAGCATTTGAAATAGAAATGCCGGAACTTTTATGTAAAAAAGTGTTATGGCGGTCTAAAGAGGCAATGAGTGATGGAATTTCAGACCATAAGAAGTCATGGTTTCAAATTATTCAAGAAAGAGTGGAAGAAGAAATATCGGATGAAGAATATATAAATTCAAAAGATAAATTTACTCATCTTCCGCCAGTATCAAAAGAATCATATTATTTTAGAAAAATATATGAATCTAATTATAAAAATAGGGAGAATGTAATAAAATATTATTGGTTACCAAATTGGTGTGGAGACATTAAAGAACCATCTGCACGTGTTTTAAAAGTATATAAAATTTAGTATGTAAATAATATTATTATACTTTATAAAAATATAACAATATTTCTTACAATTTTTATATTTTTATAAAGTATAATAATAGTATAAATGAATAGCATTGATATCGATAAATACAATGATATAAATTATTTATCTAATTTATTGTTTGATGTTTTATACAATAAAAAAATGGACAGAAAGGTTAATATTGAAGATGTTAAAATATCAGATATAAATATTGATTCTATTAAAAAAAATTATATAGAAGATGAATTAAGAAATCTTATTAATAATGTATTTAATCGATCAATATCTTTTCAATATAAAAATATTAATAAATATATTTTTAAAATAAATGATATTGATCAAGGTGTTGATATAGTTTTAAAATTAATTGATTCACAAGATGAAATATATAATAATGATCATATGAATAAGATAATTACATATTTATTAAGTGGATTAGTTATTAATAAAAAAACAAAACATATTTTAATGAATATTTTTAATTTTGATATAAAATCAGAAGAAATAAAACGATTTTTAGAAAAATATGCATCAAATGATGAATCATTTGAAACAATAACAAAATCAAAACAATTAATTAGTGTTGAATTAAGAGAACATTTTTTTAAAATGGATAATTTATTTAATATATTAAATGACAATGTAATAAAAGTAACTGATGATGATATTAAAGTAATAATATTTCAAGTATTACATACTCTTGCAATTATACAAGAAAGATATCCTACATTTAAACATAATAATTTAGATTTAAAAAATATTTATTGTTATTTAAAAGAAAAAAATAGTAATATGTATGATTATCAATTAGGTACAAATAAATATGCAATTCCTAATATTGGAATAGAAATAAAATTAACAAATTTTGACGAATCAATTATTGTTGGTAAAATAGATAATGAAAGTATTATAGATTCATTAAAGAATGAAGATAATACATATGATACAAAAATATTTTTAGATTCTTTATTAAAATTAAATAATATATCCAATGAAATAAAAATATTTATTAAAGATATAATGAGTAATTTAAATAATCCCAAAAAATTAATTTTTGAAAACTCAACATTTAATTCATTTAGATCTAAGTCAGATCTATCCGAAGTATCATATGAGTCACCAAAACGTATGACTTATGAATTAGCAGACATGGATTCAGAAATATCTGAATTTCCAGAAAATGATTATAAAAAACCAATAAATGTAAAATCTATGGGTCCATTAGAAGAAATGGATTCTGAAGTATCAGTAGGTGGACCAAATATTACTATGCAAAGATCCATAAAAGGACCTAGAAAAGGATCCAAAAAAGGATCTAGAAAAGGATCTAGAAAAGGATCCAAAAAATCAAAAATGAATGGTGGCGCTAAAAAAGGATCTAAAAAGAATTCTAAAAAAGGATCTAAAAAAACAGTACAAAAAAGAGATAGTGTAGATGTAGATGATGACGATAATGACGACGACGATGATGACGATGATGAAAAAAAAGAAAAAAATATGAAAGATAAGAAGAAAAAGAAAAATCTTTCAATGGATGACATGTCATCAGATGTATCAGTCGAATCCTCACCTAAAAAAACTAAT